ATACGTCAATTGTATTTTCTACCATGTAAGGTGTTCTACCATTAGACGGATGTCCAGTAGTCCCACCTACACCTGTTACGTTATATGTAGCCATAGTCTATCTATTATCCTCCTAATTATAGTGTTACAACACCTGAATAAGCTGCTTCTGTTCTCAAAACTTTTCTTCCGAAAACATGCAGACCTCTCACGATGTCTGAAAATGAATCAGGGTCTCTAATAAGTTCAGTTTTCGCAATATGGTTTGCAGTTGCTACTGCTCCTTGATGACCATAAAGGAAAGCGTACTCAGTTGAGCCACTTGATCCAAATGTTTTTGATGCAGCAGAACCACTCGATACTGCAATGGCATTAGTTACATACATTCTAAACCCAAATAAAGGTTTGTCTGTTACTAAACCATTTCGTATTGAGGATACTGATCCATCGTTCATTACTGATTGATCCATTACTTTTGAATCCGCCTTTCTTAATTGTTGAAAGAATTTAGGCGGTCCAACCAACCATCTGTTTTCCTCTGGTACGTCTTGACTGTCAAGAACTCCTTTTGCTGCAGAAACGATATCTACTAATGTATTAGAATTAGTATTTCCTGTTAATGCAGATGCATCTGTTCCAGTATTTGCTGCTGATGTTGATGCATTGTCATAAATGTATTTTAATACATTATAGTCGTAGTTCTTTTTCAGTGAATAAGCACCTGAAGAAGTTGCAAGAGCTTCCCAATTTACATGTGATTGTCTTTCTTCGATGTCATCTACTTTAAACGCAAAGTAAGAACCTTGATCGACAGTAAGTTGTAACTTATCATCTGCCAAAGTTTGTGTGTTTACAGTTTGACCTCGAGCGTAGTCGCTCACAGTAATGGAAGGCTCTTTCACGATATTTACCGTGTCGCCAAAGTTTTCAATTTCCCCAGCGTAATCAGTGTTAGTAATATCTTCAACAACTGATGCACGTCTGAAAAACTTTTGAACCTTTTGACTATAGACTGCTGGTACCCAATTACCCGAAGGTAAATTTTGATAGCCAGAAGCCAGTCCCATTGTAGCCATGTGTTAGCCTCCAATTTATTGTTATTAAGGTTGAATTCTACCTTCTCTTACAGCTTTATCGATTTCTTCTTCGTACTTCGCATACTCATTAACTGTCATCTTGGCAATGGCAGCATTAGACCATACTTTCTTTGTAGGAGCCTCTGATGCCTCTGCTTTTTTAGTTTTACTAATTGCTTTAGCAGCTTCTTTTTTAGCAGTCTGTTCTTCTTTCTTACTATACTTACCAAGCCCTCGATCCATTTTATATAAATCTAAAGCTCTTCCAGCTAGTGAAGCATTACTTGTATTTTCATACAACCAATCTTGAATAACAGGATCTTGCTGTGCAGCCCATTCATGAAAATCGTCTTTTGAACGAAGATCATTAAAATCAGGATGCATTTTTAAAAGTTCTACTTCAGCTTTTTCTTTTGCAATTTCTTCCTGTTGAACTTGAAGATTTTGATACTTAGTCTCCATCTCTTTTGTTCGGCTATCCGCTTTATTCATGGCAATGGTTTCAACCATTTCATAAACATCAGGATATTCCTTTCTCCAAGATTCTAATTCGTCTTTGGATTTAGGCGGAATAAAATGCTTTGATGATTGTTCAAGTTGAGTTCTTAAAGTTCGAACTTCATCTTTATGCTTTCCGAGTGTAGAATCATAGTGCCTTTTCAAATCGTCATAACGTTTCTTAAAGACACGTTCTTCGGCATTTTCAGGGCGTTCAGTTGAAGGAGTTGCCTTACCATCTAAGCTTGCAATTTCTTCTGATGCTTTGGTGTCCTTTTGAACGGTTGCTGTCTCTGCTTTCTCTCTGTGAAACTTCTCTAATTCACCTTTAGCAAATGCCTCAATTTCAGGATCACTTGCGTCATCATGTTTTTTATAAGGATTCGCTTTTGGTTTTTTGACAAGTTTCGGTTTAGGGGCTTCAGCTTCTTGCGAAACTGTAGCTTCCTTTTCTTTGTTTTCCATTATTTTTTCCTCTTAAGGTTGAGTGCCTTATGGATAAGGGTAGCTCTTATACTGTCGTCTCCATATTTTGTGGGCTGGACATTAAACCTGCTGTTTCAGTAGATTGTTCTGTACCAGGTGGCACATTGTTTTGGTTTTCCATCTGAGCTTGCTCAATATCAGGACTAATTACATCAGCCATAAAATTTTGCACAGCTTCATTTTCATCTTGTCCACCATATCGTTGTATTGCAAATCGCTTTACAACTGATAGTGGAAAGATAACATTAGGTTCATCTGATCCAAGCTGACCAATAACTGGTGCTAAGTCTGGAAAGATTTTACTTAATGCCGTTTTAACAGATGGAGATAAAGCAGCATTTAAGCTTTCTATATCTTCATCCGATAAATCTTTTACTCCTGGGTATTTTGCATTTAATGGACCTTCTTGTGATTCAGTTACAGGAGGAGTTACCTGAGCTTGTGTAGGTGATTGTACTTGTTGGGTCTGTTGTGTTCCTTGTAATGCACTTAAATCAGCAGCTGCTGGAGTAAAGGTTTGTTTATCCATCATTCCTGTTGTTGTAACTTGATTTCTAGGTCCTATTGCCATTATGCTAATACCTCTTTAGTTTTTTTCTTTGCTATAAACTTACTAATTAATAAACTTATTTGTTCAATTAATAAATTATAAATATATCCTTTTAAAGTAAATTTAGCTTTACCTAAAGTATGTTTTACATGTTGAATTTTATACTTCATTATGTGTAGCCAAAATTTTGTAAGCCATTTACTTGTTTTCATTTTTTTAGCAGTTGGCATTGCCCATATCCAGTATCCCTTTAATTCGTCTTTATTCCATTTATTCATTGTATAATTCCAATGAATTTTATAATCTTCTTTTGAAATTAAATTTTGACGACAAAGCTCAGTACAAATAACACTTACACTAGTAACTGTATCCCAAACATCCTTTGCTGTTGATTTAACTGTTTTAATAACTTTTTTACCAACTTTTTTATCCATTAATAAACTTGCTCCAGCTACATAAGGATTTATCATTCCTCCTTGCATCATTCCTGATGTGGCTAATCTCCCTGCCATTGTTTTACCTAAAACATTTTGAGTCATATAATTAACCGCAAAATCACCAGCTGAACCTGTCATTTTTTTAGTAACATAATTAGTTAGCATATCTCCACCAACTCTAAGTAATTCTGATTTAATAGTTGGCTTTTGAGCATCATACTTAGCCTGATAAGCATCTTTCATAATCTGTTTATAATCTGGCTGCTCTACTCTAGTTCCTTCAGACATCTTCATAACTTTTTGAAGTGCTGTTTCCTCTGTAGACTCTGGTGTTCTTTCTGGTTCTTTATACTCAAGACCTATAGTTTCAGCTTTTTTAGTTATAAATGTACCTGTTTTGTCATCAAACTCAACTCGACTTGGTATTTCCCTCTGTATTTTTTCTGTTTGTTCAGTAATTGAGGGTGTACTAACTAAATCTTCTCCACCCTTTTTAACTCCCTCATAGGCTTCAAATTCAGTTAAATCAGGTGCTACAGTCTTTTTAGCTGTATTTACCTCAACATAATCATAACTACCATCGTCTTGTTTAACTAATTGTGCTACCATTTATATTTTTTCCTTATTCCGTTTGTGTGCCTCTGGCAGGTTGAGTAGTTGCCGCACTAAAGCCAGTTTCCCCTGGCAGCGGAACAGATCCTGTTCCAATGTTGCTACCTCCAACTCCTGTTGGATCTGTTGCCGAAGCTCCTGGAGGTATTGGACCAGTCGGTCCCATTTGACCTTGTCCTCCAGCAGCGGCAGTATTGTTTTGATTTCCATTTGCCATCCCCATTATATGTGCGTAAATCGCAGCCCTTTCTGGATCATTAATTAATTGATCTGGATCGATATCTAGCGACTTAGCTATTTCTTTTAAACATGTGTGCCATCTTACAAAAGGTGCTAAAGCAGGATTTGATGCGGTTTGCATAAACGTCATCAATCTTTGTGATCTTACTTCTTTTTGCATTAAAGAAGATGTACCCTGTGCTTTTATTTCTAGATCACCTTTAATATGTGGAGCCTCATCATTAAACTGCATGTTCCAGTGAAATAAAGATTCTCCTAGGGGCTTTATTAAATAGTCATCAATATTCTTAATAACTGTTTTAATACTTAAAGCTGCAGCTCCCATCAGCATTGACATGCCTGCTGCAGTTCGTGTTGTTGTTTGTACTCCTGTTGCTCCGTGTGAGTAGGAAGGAATACCTGTTGCTTCATCAGCAAGTTGTCTAAACTTATCAAACATCATTAGATTCTCATGAGCAGTATTTGGAAACTTAACTCCGTGAAGAGCCTGCCCTGGTTGACCACTTTGTCTTCTAAAGATTTTTCCAGGAAAGACTTTCATATCCTGACCTGGTACTAATAATGTTTCATCAACATCAAAAACTAAATTTCCTGCTAATGCCAAGTTATCAATCGCCATTCTTGCATGACCATTCATAACTTGTTGTGAGTCTTCCATATTTTCTGGAATACCTACTCCAAAAAATTGATAGGGATTAATTTCATAAGGTGATACCAAATAAGGTAATCGTGTTGGTGTGAATGGATTCTCAACCATTCGAAGAATATGCCCACCACAAATCCAAACATTAATACTGACAACATCATTAGTTGTCTCGTAATTAATCCCACATTCATCTGCTACCTTCTTATCAATAGCTCCCCAATATTCTAAAATCTCAAATCTGTTTTTATAAAGTGTTGAAATATTTTCTCTATCGTATAAAGATGATTCATAACCTCTTGTTTGGTAATTAGGTCCTGTTTCAAGACAAGCACGAATTGCTTCTTCTCGAAATAAGGGTTTATCAATTAGATTTTCTAATTGTTGTTTGTTATAGGAATGCCTTTGAATAACATAATCACAATCATTAATATTCGTTGCATTTGGATCTGGATAAAAATCCCAACAGGATACTGCTTCTATTGATGGAATTGCTTTTGTTTTTGCAACATAAATGTTATCAACATTACCTTCTTCATCTTCTACGGTATCATAACTATGATAAGTTTTAGAATCTGTAAAAGGTCCTTTTAAAATTCCTGTTCCTAATAACGACATCTCAAAAAAGACATGTCGTAAAATAGTAATAGCTCTGCTTTCTTCTAATTGATCATGAATTAGTTTTTCCATTTGTTCTGCAGCTATTCTTGCAGGTTCAATTTGAGGTTGACCTTGTGGTGAAGGTCCCGCTGTGAATCCTAATTCTTCATAATCCTGTGCAATATTCTTAATTAAATCTGTAGCCGTAGCTCCTGGTGCTAAAGATTTACCATCTCCATTAAAACCATAAATATCATTTACAATATCTTTAGTTTTTAATTGATCAGGAGATTTTTCTCCATTCATTTTCCCTGCTTGGGGATTTAAATGGGCGTACTTATCAATGTTCTCAGGAACCGTAGTAGGGCTTACTCCTAAAGGAAACTTTCCCTGAGAGAATAAAACTTCTATAATCTGTCCAAAGGAGGCTAATACTTTAGTTTTTGTTATTTTAACAAATACTTTTGAGTTTTCATTAGTACGAAAAGCCATTTCAGGTCCATAAAGACCTCTATAGTTTCGATATGCCTTTAGCCATCGCTTCTCATCATATAATTTAGAAGTCTCAGATTGCTGAAACTTCTGTCTTATATAACCGACTAAAGGATTAACTTCCTCTGTATACAGTTTTTTAGCCATTTATTTTCCTAAAGATTTTTTTATTTTCTGCTTTAACTGTTCTAAATAATTCTTTTGAAATGTTTTAAATAAATTTAATTTATCACCAGGTTTAGTGGCTACTTTAATAGTTTTATCTTCAGTATGACCTTTAAACTTTTTATCATCTGAAGATCTTAAGTCTGATTTTAAAGCCATAATTAGTAATCTCTTACTTCTGCTTTTTTAAAAATAGATGCGTCTACTTTTTCTTTTTTACCTACTGAACCTGATTCAGATCCTAAATCACCTTGTTTAACTTTTTGATTAGGGTTCATGTTTAGTTTATCATTAGGTCTTTTAGCAACATCAGCTCCAAGATCACCTTGTTTGATCTTACCTAATATCGCCCCTCCTTTTGGGTATCCCATTCCTTCTGGCATAGTTTCCTCCTTATTTTTTAGTGTTATCTGTATGTCCTAAAAATTTTTTATCTTTAGGGCTACGTAAATAATCTATTGTATGTTTTACTCCACCCCAAATATTTTTAATTTTTTTCTTATGTTTTTCTGTTACTTCGCTAGCAGCTTCTTTAACTGCTGATATTACAGGATGTTCATATTTTTTTGCTAAGTCTTTTCTAATATATTCAAAAGATTCAGGTTCTAAAAAATCCTTCATCTTTTTTAAGGTCTCAATTGATTGTTTCTTTTTATGAGACTTAGGTTTTTCTTTTGGTAGTATAGCCATTAATAATCTTTTTGATCAGCTAATTTAAATAATGACTCTTGCACATGCTCAGATCCTGATTTTGTAGGATACTGATTATTTTGCAAAGCAATTTCAGATTCACCTTTACGAGGTGCATCTTTAGAAAAGTCAATATTAGTCGCTTCCTGATTTGGCTGTTTGCCATCAGGTGCTGAACCAAGATCTCCTTGTTTTACTTTAGCTTTTGGATCGAATTTAGTTTCCATATTATTCCTCTATAGTTTTATTTTCTTAATTGATAGTACGTTTTTAGTAGGTATAGTGGTGTACGATCCACCTTGTTCTATTTCATGATTATCTTCAAAACTTAAATCTGACATAATCACCGTTGTCTTTGTTGTTTCTGCCATTAACCATCCTACACTATAGCAAACCGCAGTCTTCGCCTTTTTAATTTTATTTAAATTTTCCCAATCTGAATTAGATACAATATCTTCCCAAGCAACTATAACAAGTTTATA